GGCGTTGAACGATAGTAGCCATTTTAATTAGCTGTTCATCGTTTTTAACACTAATATCAAGATATTCTTTAATTAAAGGTACTATAAGGGTAGCATCTCCAATTTCTTGAACTAAAGGTTTAAGTTCAGAAATCAAAGCAGAAACTTGTGTTTCTTTTCTTTTTTGATTATTATATATTTCTTCTAAAATATCGGAAAACTTTTTTTTACCGAATACTATTGAATCTAATTGTCCCATAGTTTATTTATAAATATGTATAATTAATATTTTTAAGATGGGAAGTATCCATGTTCAAGATAAAATAAATATTTTTTCTTAAATATGTCGTATAAAATATTTGCTATTTTAGTGATTTTAGGAGTTTTAACATCTATCATTTCACGAATATAAATGTAAAGAGCCTTTTTATTGAATATATCAATACTTTCTCTTTTTCTAAATAATTCAAGAATTGCATCTGCTACTTGAGCATCATATTCTTTAGGGAAATATTTATAGATATTTCTAGTACAATAATCAGTGTAAAGATCAATGAATAAAGATAATTTATCATCATACTCATGTTTTTTATCATTGGTTGGATTCTCGCTGAATACTTCGGTTACTTCAACTAATACACCAATTTCTTTATCTAATCTACTTGAATGTATAAATGATGGGTCTGATGTATCTAAATTAGAATAGTTACTTAAACTATCAACTGATAAATTATTGATTTGTTTTTTATAATTCTTTTGGGTATAAATTATAAGGTAACGTTTAACAATAGTTCCAAAATAAGAATATGCTTTAGCTCCTCTTTCAGGACTGAATAAATGTATTTTATCTAAAAGGAACGTCATGATTTCATGTTGTAAATCTTGTAGGTCCTCTACATCAGTATGATAAAATTTAAAGGTATGAATTATGTTCTCTGTTAACTTATAAAAAGCCCAGTGGATTTTTTCTTGATATACATTACTTCTAAAAATAGGGTCTGTAGATAAATTATAAGATACAATAGCATCTTCTGTTTCTTTGGTGAAGTATACTTTTTTTTGCTTTTCTAATTTGTGTTTTCTAATTATTGAATCCATATTAATATCTTCTAAGTTTAAATTCGTTAAGGATTTCTTGTAATTTTTTAATTTGATCAAAGAAAAACCCTACTTCATCATCACTTTGAAAAGTACCTCTATGGTCAAGCTTTTTAAGTCTAGCATCTGATACTTCAATTACCTTGGACATTTTATCAAGATAATCTAAATATCCTACTAGTATGTCTTCTGCTTTCTCATTTTTACGTAACAAGTTAAAGGTCGTAAATCCTAAGATCACGACCGTAACTGAAAGTATAGAAATAATAATTGTGTACATCATAAATTATCTAACATGTTTTTCAATCCTTCACTCTTAATTGAACCTAATGCTTTGGTTTTCATTGTAGAGGTGGTTTTCGGGTTTTTTGGGTCCAAGGTAAAATTTCCTTTTTTAGGGGCCAAATCTTTTCCGAATTTAGGTAACCATTCCTTTTCAAATTCAATCCTAGCAGCCATTAAATCTGCCTGGTGTACTATAAAAGGTAAAGCGGTTCTAGGTTTTTGTTCGGGCATAAATGTCATAAGATATTTCTTATTTCCTTCATCATATAAACCATCATGAGTTTGGATAGCAACCATTTCATTAAATGTGTACTGGATACCATGTGATTGAAGTAAAAATAAACCTCTATCTGGGACTGAAGCAAATGGAAGTTTATTATTAAACATATAATCTTCACCTAATTTTTCTTGTCTCCATTTATCTGTTTGAGGGATATAAGATTCATGTTCTTCATCTCCCATTTTACCTAAATCATGATTTAATGCTGAAAATACTAGTTCTTCAATTGTATATGTTGAAGTATCTACTCCCATCTCAACCCAAACATCATTTATTTTAAGGGCACAATCTATAACTCTATTAACATGATCTACATATCCACCTGGGAATGCATTATGATATTCTTTTTTATGAGCAGCAGGCATTAACATAATACGTTCAGCATACTTGTCATAAAAATCTATTAATTGAGTACGTCTAGGTTCTGATATATGAGTATCAATTTTAGACATTAATACATTCCAGTTAGACTGGATTTGTTCTGGTGATAATTTGTTCATAACTTTTATTTAAATTTAATTTTTTATCTAATTGGATTTAACTCTCCAGGAGACATTGGTTCACGTTCAACATGTCCTTTTAATTCATCTACTATATTTTCAATATTAGTAATTTCATCTCTAAAGTCCTTAACATCAGCTCCCCTAGAGACCATAAGTGTTAATCCTTTAAGTCGACCTTCGATTTGTTCTAATCTACGGGTAAATAATTCTCGATTTCTCATCTTTATAATTTTAAATTGTTTAATTTATTGTTCCTTTCCCCCCCTGTTTCTTATCCATTCTCTTCATTCTCATCTTATCCCTTTTCTTTATCCTTTCTTAACACCTCCAAAATAATAACAAAAGCCAAATACTCCAAATTATTTTGGAAATTCTTCTACTTTTTTTAAGATTTCTGTTAGATGATAACATTTTTCATATTGTTCATCTTTTTCAAAATATTTAATTCCATATTTTAAAGTAAAAATAAGATCATTATCTGATAATCGTTTCAGGGCTTCTGTATGTTCTGGGTTATTTAAATCTATATTTTCTATATACAAATATGCTTTACTAAAAAACATATAATCACCAGCTTCTGCTATGTCTTGCGGGTCTAGTTGAGGATTTAATATTCTCAAAGATTCTACGATTTTACGACTTGATATAACGTAGTTAATAACCATTTTTTTATACATTCCTATTAAATAAATAGGATTTTGAGTTAAATCAATAAAAACCTTATCATTATTTTTCCCTATTTCCCCTTCAGGTGAAAATAAAGAAAATATATTATCTAAGTTTATGGACTTATCTGCCACCATTTTAATGTATATGGATATAAATATAGACAAAAAAAGGGAAGAACTAGTCTTCCCTTAAAAACAATAATGTTTTGTTTTCCTTACTTAGCAATAGTATCCACTGCAGATAGAGAATCTAAAGCAGTGATTGTTGAATCTATTGACATAGAATCAATTGTAGAAAGTGTTTCTACTTCGGTTGGTGTAGTTTCACAAGAAACTGTAAGCATTGTAACGATTACTACTGCTGCTAAAATTAATTTTTTCATTTTATGATTTGGTTTTTTATTTTTATAAATATTAATGATTTAAACTTTGTATAACTCTTTCTAATTCACTACATACTCCCATTAATCTAGTATACTCTGCTTCTACTTCGATTTTATTTGGATTTGATGGATGATATTTAAATACTTCTTCTGCTTGTGTTCTATAATCAAGTAATTTATTGATTAATTCTGCTTTTTTAACTTCATTTTCGTTCATGGCTTATTATTTTTTTAATTTTAATATACAATTATTTATTTACTATTCCAAATTATTTTATCATATGTTTTAAACTTTCAACAAAATCACTTTCGAATTCTTCTAATTTTGTCTCCCATTCTTTTATCTCTCCTTTTTCATTTTCAATATGCCAATGGCATTCATTAATTTCAAATATTAATCTACAAAAATCTTTAATTGCTTTTCTATTTGCATTCTTCGTTTGTTTGTCCATAAGCTAAATTTTTCTTTTTTTTATTATCAATTTTTTCTATTTCTACATTCATAACTCCTTTTTTTAAATCTCCAATTTTCAAAAAGGCACTTTTAGATAAATCAACTATTCTTTTTCCAATAAAAGGACCTCTATCAATTACCTCTACAATTACAAATCTTCCATCTATTGGATTTATAATTTTTAAAAGTGTTCCAAATGGAAAAGTTTTATGAGCACAAGTTAATTTTGTATTATCAAATCGCTTTCCAGATGCTGTTTTTCGTCCATTAAATTTATTAGCATAATAACTAACCTTTCCTTTTAGGGTAGTTTCTTGAGAGTAAGTCGAACAAGTAAAGACCAACAAGAATGCTAAGAATAATTTTTTCATAATTCATTTCTTTAAATTTTCCTAAATATACAATAAAAATATTACCTAGCCAAATGCATCCCCAATCCCCACACCATACTTAAATCCGTATATACGCTATTCCCACATTCTAGTACTATGATGGTCACAAAATTGCCCAATTGCTTGGCATTGAGTGTCATACCACATGTTAGCCTTTAATTTTTTATCATAAATCATCTCCGTAATAGAAACGGGACCAAACGGTTCAAAGTTTATTGAATGGTCGTATTGTTGATTTAGCCATTTTTCTTTGCTATAATCAATTATCTTTTCCATTGCGATAGAAGTCGCGTAGATTAAGTGATCATCGAAAATATACACTTTCTCGCCCTTATAAATATGTGTATAAGGTCTAACACACGATATAAATTCCGGTTCAGCATGAACCGAATTATAATTGGGCCAGAACGCTTGATTATAAAATCTGTTTACGGGCTGAGCTATTAGTTCGTCCACATTACGTTTCCACACAATGTCTAAATCGCTGTATACACCTGGGTAATAGTGTAATACTAGATATTTTGCTAGGTTACATCTGTTAACTAGGTTTAAGTTGTGGTAAACTTGGTCTATATCATAGACCTTGGCTAAATGTTCGATTTGCTCGTCACGGAAAAGACGTGAAGTATATTGTGGGTTCACTTTACAACATGTCTTGTAGTTTTCAATGAATTGAGGGGGAACAATGTCCCCCAACCACACAAAAGAAATGTTTCCCATTACTCGAATATAATTTTGAATTGTTCTTGTTTTTCAACACTAGTGCCCCAATCATTATTGTAGACTACATTAATGAAAATAGTAGCGGTGTCGCCTATCATTTGTGGGGACAAAAAAAAACTCTTTGAGGGTGTATAATTATATTTTGAATATGTACCTATTAAAGTAGGTGTATATGCACAATCTATACACATACGTTTTGTAATTGTATAACCTGCTAGGTTATATAGGTCTGATTGAGTTTTCCATTGTGCCATTGTGTATGTCTTATTTCCAATGGAAATTGGGTTATTGAACTTCTTATCGTTAAACCAACTCATATATGAGTACATTGGTGTTTTGAATTTAAGTGTATCAAATATAATCCAATAATCTGAATCATATTGGGTTTCAATTAATGGTACTTTATTTATGACGTACTCGGGTTTAAGTTCTGATAATTCTCCTTTAATGGTGAAATATCCTAGTCCTTGATATTTGACTCTCCAATATCCGTCTCTAAAGCTTCCTTTATTTGAAAGGGTATCGATCCAAAATGATTGTTTACAATCACCTGTTAAACAAGGTGATGTAATGTCCTCCTTAGTACATGATGTAAAAAGGAGGCTTACTATGATAAAAACAAAGGTTAAAATTCTAGTTTGCATATTCTAAAGCTAAGTTAAATAATTCTTTATTGATTTTCAAATCTTGGTTAAAGTTTTTGATTTTTCTTGCTTTTCTAACTTTAACACCAAACGTGTAATTGAAATCTCCTTCCAATATTTTCTCTTGAACAACATTAAATACACTCCACAAATCACTTCCATCATCTTCTTTTCTTGTTGGGTATAACAATGCATTTATATCAACTGAAATATTTTCCATTTCATCTTCTTTGAATCGAGTTGCAACTGCTTTTCTAGCAAATTCAACAGCCATATCTTGACTCATTTCAATTTGCTTCATTTTGTTCATTGATTCAACTGTTAATGGTAAACGCTCAACCATACCTTTGATTTGCTCTTGTAATTCCTCGAACGTATATCCCATATGTCTCATCTTAACATCTTCAAATTGCTCTGTTGAAACAACCAAACCATTCTCACAAATCATTCTAAATAGACCTGCTGTAAACGTAAATGAATTTTTTCCGTCGTGAGAATTTGTAAGTAAAATTTGTGGGTAAACTGTATCACCATCTGCACCATTAATTACAACATCTTCATTTCTAAACACTAGTAAGTGTTTTTGAAATCCAATACCTTTTCTTGCTTTAACCTCTTTGGCATCAACTACTTTCCAACCTAACAAATCCATATCTTCAATAACATTTGAAGTT